GGGGGCGGCGGCGTCGGGCCGCCCAGGTTGTTCACCCAGACGCCGCGGTCGTAATGCCCATCCGCCGCCGTCTTGCCGGGGGGCGGCTTGCTGGTGTCTTGCGGCCCGGTGCCGGCGATCTGCCCGCCGCCCAGCCAGGCCGGGAGCGTGTTCGGCTCCTTGCTGTCCGCGCCGCCCCAGCCGACCACGCCGTGCTTGTTCAGCATCCCCAGGAAGGCGCCCATGTCGCCCCGCGTGAGCGCGTCCATGCCGGCGCCGATGTCGGACTTCTTGAAGCCGTTCCAGAAGCCGGTGACGAGCGCCCCGGCCAGGTCCTCGCCCACCTTGATCAGCGGGTCCTTGTTGCGGTCCAGCAGCGCCGGCAGGTCCTTATTGAGGAAGCCGTCGATGCCGGTGCCGACCACGGTGGTCAGCGCCGTGATCGCCTGGGTGCGCTCGGCATCCGTGCCCAGCAGGATGGGCTTGATGGTCGTGTCCCAGAAGTTCACCAGGCCCTTGACCGCGCCCACGGCGCCGTTCCAGGCATCGGGCAGATCCTTGTCGAACCAGACGCGCAGCCGGTTGGCCGGATCGTCGCCGAATAGCGTGCGCACCACGTCGAGCACCTGAAATTTTGCGCTGCCGAGCAGCTTCGGCCCTTCGGTGCTGATCCAGGTGCCGATTGCCTGGAACTGGCCCAGCAGATCGGCCTTGACCTTGCCCACATCGATGCTGAACGCGCTCCAGTCGCCCTTGAGGGCGTCCTGGCCCAGCGTGGTCAGGCCGTTCACGAAGCCTTTCAGGGGATCCAAAATGGGCAGCAGGGCCTTGTTTTTGAGGTTCTGCACCGTATCGCCCAGATTGCTGAGGCTGGTTTCGAGGTTATCGTTCTGCGTGGCCGCGGTGGCCGCGACATCGCTTTGCAGCTTCATTTGCTGCCGCAGATCGGTGAACGCCTGCGGGTTGTCGCGGTAGTAGCCGAGCACCTGCTCGATGTACCCCGCGGCTTTGGGGTTGAACGCATCACTGACCAGCTTCGAGCTTTGCTCGTTGGTCATGCCCTGCGTGCCCTTGAGCAGCTTCTCGAAGAACACCCCCGGATCGACTATGTTGCCACTGGGGTCCCACAGGCCGTTGTCGGTCATGGTCGTGACTTGCTTGCCCTTGGTGCCCTTCGTCGCCGCGTGGTATTTTTTGTGTTGCTGGCCCCAGGGATCGGTCTCGACGCTCCAGTAGGCATCCTGGGCCGCCGTGCCGCCCTCGGTGTGCGTCTCGGTGGAAATCAGGCCCAACTGGGCCATGGCCGCCTTGCTGGTGCCGGTGCGCGGCTGGCTCATTTGCAACATCTGCTTGATGCCGCCGCCGATCTGCCCCGGCGCGACGCCCGCCTGGGCCATCATGCCCGCTTGCAGCAGGTACTGGTCGAGCGACATGCCGCTGATGTTGGCCGCGCCGCCGTTCTTCAGGATGCTCTGGATCTGGCCGATGTCGAGCGTGGTGCCATTGACCAAGCCGTTGATGCTGTTGGCGACCTGCGTGTCGGAGTATTTGCCGCCAAATGCGTTCTTGCCCGTGATCAGCAAGCGCATGGCGTTGTCGGTGCTGATTTTGTTTTCGCCGCCGGCCGCGCGCAGTTGCAGCGCCGTCTTCGCCATGTTCATCATGGCCGTGGGGTCGGTGATGCCCGCTTTGGCCGCCTCGTCCATGGCGGCCAGCGCCTCGTCGCTGTTGACCTTGCCGGTTTCCGGGGCGCTGGAGAGCAGGAAAGCGTTGTCGGTGATCTGGCCCAGAATGGCGTCGCGTTGCGCCTTGGGCAGCCCCGCGAACTTGTCGCCCATGTGGGCCGCAATCGCCTGGCGCCCGCGGTCGAGCGCGGCCACATCGCCGACACCTTGCATCCCCTGGCTCACGGCAAAGCCGCCCGCCGCCCCCACGGCGCCGCCCGCCATCCCCAGCGCGCCGCCGGCCAGGCCCAGCCCGGCCCCGGCCACGTTGCCCACCAGGCCCAGCCCCGCGCCGGCCACGTTCCCGGCCAGGCCCAGCGGCCCCGTCACCAGGCTCAGGGGATTGAGGCCCCCGCCCAGGTTGAAGCCGCCCCCGCCGCCCAGGTTGGGGAGCTTCAGGCCGGACAGCTTGCGTTGCAGCCGGTCCACGTCGGCCTCGGCGGTGGTGGTCTGGGTATGGAGGCCGGTAGTGAAGGTCCGCAGGGCCGTGCCGGCGCTGCTGAAGCCGCGGCTTAGTTTGGTGGTGTCGGTGACGAGGCCCGTGAGCGCGCGCCCCGACGTGCGGTCGATCTGCTCGAACTCGCGCCGGATGGCGGTCAGGTCGCTCTTGAAGCCGCTGGCCCCATGGCCCACGGTGCGCCAGAGCACGGCGCCCTGGCCGGCCAGCACGTCCAGCCGGTGCGACAGGCCCAGGGCCAGGCTATCCAGCGACTTGAAGTCGCTGACCAGCTTGGCCGCGCCCGTGCTGCGGAATTCGGCTTTCAGAATCGCGGCGGTCGTGCTCACTTAGCTGTCTTTCTCCGCGGCGCCGAGGGGGCGCCGGGCTTTGGCTTCGGCCCACGCGGCGACATCGCGGCGCACATACCACCAGTAGCGGCAGGGGCGCGGCTCGCCGCTCCACTCCCACTCGGCGATGGCGAGGCGCCCCGCCGCCTGAGCGGCATCCCACCAGTCGGGGAAGGCCCCGACGCCGGGGCCGTAGCGCAGCGCGAGTTCTAGGCGGGTTGCTTCGCGCTGGGTTGGAAAAAATCCTGCTCGATGCGCCCCCAGCACGCCGTCAGGCGCAGGTCGCCGAGCGGGGCCAGGGTGGCCGCGGTCAGGGGCGTCGGGCTGTCGTCGTCGCCGGTGAAGTCCCAGCCGACGAGCACCTGGGCGAGGGCGGCGGCCAGCACGGCCACGCGGGCCGCGGAGTCGGGGCCGGCGGCTTCCAGGCCCTCTTCGACCTGGCTGAACAGCAGCGGGGTGAGCCGGCTCACGTCGTACTCGACGACAAAGGCGGGCTTGATCGGGATCTCCAGCGGAATGGGCTGGCCCAGTTGCGAGAATTTCGGCACGGGGGGGTCCTCCAGGGGCGGGCGCGCCGGGGAGGAAAGCCGGCGCGCCCGTCGCGATTGGTCAGAGATGGGGGTTAGCTGTTGACGATGGTGATCTCGATCCACTTGGAGGTGGTCGGGTCGATCACCGGGATGCACTCGATCTCGGCCACCATCAGGCCGTCTTCGTCGCGGCTCTTCGGGGGTTTGGTGATCTGCACGGCCATGTCGATGGTCAGCAGATACGTCACGGCGCCGATGGTTTCGGTCGCCTTGATCCGCATGTAGACGATCTGGTTGGTCTGGTACTTCGCCAGGGTGAGCGGCCCCTGATAGTCGGAGCCGGAGACCTCGGCGGCCACCACGAACTTGTAGGTCATTTGCGGGAACTTCTCGACCGTGCCCGCATAGGAGTCCAGGGCGTCGTCGAGCGCCCACACCTGGCCCAGCAGCTCACTCCAGTCCAGGTCCACCTGGATGGCCGTGCCGTCGGTGGAGTTGGCGGCCAGCTTGGTGCCGGCGCTCGCCAGGTGCGCGAACGTGTCCGCCGTGTAGAGGCTCACCGTTTTGGGCGTGACCGGGCGCAGCGCCAGGCGGGTCGGGGAGGCCGGGAAGGTCGCGCCGGGCGTCTCGTTTTGGCCCATCAGGGTGCCGTTGGTGACTTCGCACTTGTCCCGGCCGAAGTGCAGGCCCGCGCCGTTGACGTAGACGCCGGCATACTGGAAGGCCGCGCCGACCACGCCGCGGATCATGGTGTAGGTTTTGTGGACGAGGACGGCCGTGGCCGACGGCGCCCAGACCCCGCCCGTGTTGGCGCCGAACAGCGAGTCGAGCACCCAGCCCAGCGTGGTGTAGCCCATGGCGCCCTGGAAGCTGCCGGCGGCCCATTCCTTGGACGCGGCGACGACGCTGTTGATGATGCTGCCGGAGGCCGCGTACTGGTTGCTCTCGCCGTCGGCCGCGAGTTCGATTTTGAGATCGGGGATCTCCTGGTCGGCGGTGACAGGCGTGCCCGGCACGGTCTCGTCGCCGTAGACGACCCGCTGCCGGACCGTGGATTGAAAACTCATGCAAACACTCCTTTAGAGGGCGCCGACTTGCACGGCGTAAGTGCCGCCCAGTTGCGTGTAGATCACGCCGGTGCCGGCGGCGGGGGCCGTGCGGCAGATCGCGCGCACGCGGACAATGCTGTAGATCATGGCCGGGTCGAGCGTGGCGCTCGCGCCGTGCAAGAGCGCGTCGATCCGGTCGGCGGCCGCTTCGAGGGCCAGGGGGCTGCCGGTCTGCCCGATGACGACGACGGCGAGGTCCCCATCGGCCCAGAGGCGCGCCGCGCCCAGGCCCAGGAGGTCGTCGGCGGCGTCGTAGAGCACGCGCACCAGCGGGTAGACGCTGCCTTGCGGGGCCACGCCGAAGTGGATGCCGCCCGGCGCCGCGCTCATCAGGGCGCTGTCGCCCTTCAGGGTGGTGCTGAGCCAGCGCAGGAGCCGGGTGACTTCGATCATCGTCCGTGCTCCGTCAGAATGACTTTCAGCGCGCGCTGCACGGATTGGGCGCCCACGCTGCGCACGGCCGGGGCCAGGGCGGGCCGGGGCGCCACGGTGCCGTCGATGCTGCCCAGTTCCAACTCGGCGGCGTACTCGACATCCGACTCGACGTTCACCTGCGCGCTATCCACCGGGACGGTGGCATAGCTGGCCTCCAGGTCGCCCGACTGGGTGGCCGGGGCCTCGCCGGGGGCGGAGCTGCGCCGCGGCAGATCGGGGTACTGCGCGCCGTGCTTGGTTTCGGTCAGCGCCCGGCCCACCTCGATCACGGTGGCGTCGGCCGCGTCGCGCAGCATGGCTTCGGCCCGCCGCGGGAGTTGCTTCGCCAACTGGCCGAACAGGTTCGTTGGCAGGCTGTACGGCATTAGCGGATCTCCAGGCAGCGGCAGCGGCGGGTGATCTCCCAGGAGCCGCCTTCCATGTGTTGCACTTCGTAGGTATGGGCGCCGACGGTAATCTGATCGCGCTCGGTCACGTCCTGGCCGGCCGGCCAGGTGATGATCCAGCGCTGGATCGCCGTCAGCCGCCCGGCCACGTCGCTTTCCGCGATGCGGGTCTGCTCCGGGCGCACCCGGCAGGGCACGCTGGTGGCAAGCACGGCGAAGGTCAGGGTGGTGCCCAGGGCGCCGTCGTCCGTGGCCGTCGGGCGGCGGATCGTGCCCAGGTCGGGCAGCGCGGTCGCGGCGGTGGCGGCCATGGCGGCCAGCTCGTCGGCGGGGATCACTGCACGTCGCTCCGGCCCATCTGAATCACCTGCGGGCGGGCCTGGCGCCGGTATTGCCGGGCCAGGGCCAGCCGGTTGGTGCTCAATTGGCTGCGGTGGAAGCTCTGCCCGTCGGTGCTGAAGTCGTAGGCGTTCACCTGGAGGCGCGCGCTGCGCTCCAGCAGATCGGCGGCGGTGCCGTACACGTCGTAGGTGCGCCCGGTCAGGTAGCACGGCGGGAACAGGGACGCGGTGAGCGTCCAGTGGCCCACCAGGTAGTCGGCGGTGTAGTCGGTGGTCTCGGTCAGCGGCACGAAGTTGAGCGTCTGGAGCGTGGCGCCGGCCTCCCAGTCGCCATCGGCGGCGTAGTAGTCGAGGAAGGCCACCAGCCCGCCCGCCTGGATCGACTCCGCCGGCGTCAGGGGCAGCAGGCGCACGTCGGTGCGCCGCCGGTCCAGGGCATCCTGGATCTGCTGCTCGCTGAAACCGAGATCGCCGGTCAGGTCGGTGATCCGGGCGATGAGATCCGCCATGGTGGTGCGAACGGGCATGGTAGCTCCTAGAGAGTCGTTGCCGGGAGTCGAACCCGTTGGATCGGCCCTCGTTTCCTAGCGGTAGCCCCCGCGGTGGGAGTCGAACCCAGGGAACCGATCCCCATGTAATGCCGGCACGGGCACAACGACAGGGCGGGGACCGTGGCGGGCGCGCCGTAATCAGGGGATCACGGCGCGCGGCGCCCCTACGGTCGGGTAGCGAACTTAGGCCGCGGCCTTGATGTAGCCGTAGGCTTTGCTGGCCTCGGCAAACACGTGGGCATCGTGCAGGATCAGGCCGCGCACGGCGTCGGCGAAGGTCGTCTCCAGGGTGAGCTGCTGGATCTTGCGGATCTTCGCAGCGTAGGAGATCGCCATGCGCGTGCCGTACTGAAGGTACTTGGCGCTCGACGCGACCGGCACGGCATTGCTCTCGTAGATGTCGAAGCCGGCGCACTGGCCGACGAAGCCGGGGGCTTCGTTGGCGCCCAACATGCCGCTCGTCACCACCCGGTCGCCCAACTCGGTCGCCCGGATGAAGTGGGTCGTGTCGTTCAAGAGCAAGGCGTAGGTGTCGGGATCGATCACCATCCAGCGGCCGCGGCGCGGCACGTTGAACTTGCTCAGGTTGGCGCCGGCCTTGACCATCAGCGGGTAGATGCCGGTGCTCTGATCGGCATCGGCGGTGAGCGTGATGGCCGCGCTGGACGCGCCGGTGATGCGGTTGTTGGCATGGGCGCTGGCATACTTGCTCAGCGCCTTGATTTCGACCAGGTTGTTGACGGCGATGGCCGCGCGCTCGGCGTAGAGCTTGAGCGCGTTCAGGTCGTTGGTGGCGACATCCACGTCGTCCACCTTGAACGCGAAGTATTCCGCGTCGAGGACCTGGAAGGATTCGGTGACCGGCGCCAGGTCCTGATAGCTGATCGTGCCGTCCTTGGTCCAGGAGCCGGTCGTGACCGAGCCGAGCGTGCGCACGTTGACGGTATCGCCGACGTTCTGCAAATCGCCTTCCCAGTTCCGGTTGACGAGGGCCATCATGACGTTGATCTGGTCGAGATTCTGGATCAGCAGCTTGCTGAACGCCTGGGTATTAAAGGCTGCGAGGTTATTAGCCACGGGAGACACTCCTTATATTTGTCGTCGAATAGTCGGATCGGGGGGGGTTAGAGCCGCACCCCGTCGGTGCTGGTCCGGCCCCCGGTGCGCTCCTGCCACCACACTTCCAGCTTCTCGTCGTCGCCGCCGCGATGGGCGCCGGGCCGGGCCGGGTTGGTGGCGCCGCCGGCGGGGGGCGGCGCGGCGGGGATCAGCTTGGCGAGCGCCTTGGCATCCGCCTCCAATTCGGCTTCCGTCGTCCCCTGGAGGCGAGCGGCGAGGTCGGCGGGCAGGCCGGCTTTGGCGGCCACGGTGCGCTGCAACTCGGCGTGATCGCGGGCCGCGATGGCGGCTTCGAGTTCCTTCACGCGGGCCTGCGCCTGCTCGGCGACCGTCTTGTGGTCGCCGGCCTCGGCGGCGGCGCGCGCTTGCGCATCCTGGCGCTCGCGCTCCAGCCGTTGCGTGGCCTGCGTGCGTTCTTGCTCCAGGCGGGTCGCAATGATGCGATCCAGGTCGGCCTGGCTAAAGGTCTTTTGCTCGCCTTCCGCTGCGGGGGAAGTGCCCGGAGCCGGGGCGTCAGCCGGTGTTTTTGCCGTCTCCGCAGACGTGGTGCTGGCGCCGTTGGTCTCTTCTGCCATTGCTGCCTCCATGGGGTAATGAGCGATTCAGGCCGCTTGCGCGGCGGTGGGCCGGGCAGGACTCGAACCTGCCACCTGCGGTACGGGCTACGTCCCGCTATTCTTCCGGCTGAACTACCGGCCCCAAGGGGTGTGGTATACTGGGCGCATGCTTGCTGAAAATACCTTTCACACTTCGCAGAAATATGCGGGTGCCCCAGGCGATTCGCCACCGGCGGAGTTCCCCCAGAGGGCCTGGGTGGCGCTGGACGGGATGATTACCGACTGGCTACGGGAGCAAGGGCCGCACGGGGTCCATGTCGTGATCCACTACCTGACCAACACGGTACCCTTCGCCGAAGAGCCAGGCTCCATGATCTACCAGCGCAGCGCCTACGTGCGCTGGGAAGGCGACTAACGCCGGGTGCGCCACCGCGCGCCCAGCCAGGCGGCCCAGTAGCCGGGGTGCCAGCGGCGCACCCGGAAGCCGGAGCGCATCCAGGGCTGCCCCTGGGCGTCGGCGTAGACCTCGTAGCGGCCGTCGGGCACGATCCAGTCGGGGAACGTCATCCGATTCGTCCCCCCAGGGAGCGGCGAACCTCGCGGCTGGCCGCGTTCAGGATGTCGCGCTCCGTCACGCCGGGGTGCGTGTGGATCGTCACCTGCACCGCGGGCGGGTCGGCGTCTGGGGGATCGACGCCCAGAATCTGGCGCGCTTCGATCTTGGTGAGGATGCCCTGGCTCACCAGGAGTGCTATATCCTCGGTGACCTGGTGGTAGACAACATCGATCCGGCCGCGCACGGCCTTACACTGCGCTTCCGTCATGACTTCCTTCCTCCTTAGCTTCCGCCGCGGGCCGTCTCGGCCTTGGCGCGCAGATTGGCGTCCTTGCTGCTCTCGATGACCGTCGGTTCGGGGTCGAGGGCCTTCTCCAGCTCCAGATTCGCTTGCTCGGTCTCCCAGTCGTAGCCGAGGTTGGCGGCCAGCGTCGCCCGGCTCACCACGCCCAGCGCCTGGTCCTGCACTGCGACGCGCCGCTCCGACTCCGGGTCGGTGGGCAGCAGTTCGGGCCAGGTCAGCGTGACGATCTTGTCCGGGCCGCGCCCGCCCAGATCGAACAGCCGGCGGATCAACTCGATCAGCGCCGGGCCGTACAGCGTGCGCTTCACCGTCGTCTTCTGCGCCATCGGCCAGAAGGCGATGCGCAGGGCCACGCCACTGGGGTTGCGCAGTTCGGCGCGCCCGCGGGTCACGGCCGGCGTGCTGCTCTCTTCGTCGAGCGCGCTGTCGATCTCGCGGCCCAGGATCTCGGCGTCGGCGTTGGCCGGCGGCGGATTGATCTGGCCCAGTTCGCCCTCTTCGCCCAGGTTCAGCAGGTTTTGCACGTCGAAGTCGAGCTTGCCGGTGTTGCCCATCCGCTTCACCCACGCCTTGGGGTGGCCGTAGTGCTTCTGGATGCGCGCCCGGTTGGAGCGGTTGAAGTTGAGCGCCTTGTTCAGGTCGATGATCGAGTCGGTGAGGTCCGGCTCGCCATACACCGCGTTCGGCGCCGGCAGATTCTTGTTGTGCAGGATGGGCGGCCAGGGGAAGGGCCAGGTGACGGCCTCGTCGGTGATCCAGTCGTCCTGCGAGCCGACGCGCCGGTGCTGATCGGTGATGGTCCACTGCGCCCCGGCCGCCCGGATCACCTGGCGGTATTGCACGGTGCCGGCGTTGAACTCCCAGTCGTAGCCGGTGATCTGCGTGATGTCGCGCGGGTCCCAGTGGATCGTCATGTTGCCGGAGTCGAGCACCTGGAAGGTCGGCACGCCCCCGGCCTGCGCGGGCGGATAGAGCCGCAGGTAGCCGGTGCCGGTGATGCCGCCGTTGGTGGCCCAGTCGAGGGCCTGCGCGGGTAACTGGTTGATCCGCAACACGTCTTCCAACCAGGCTTCGTCGTCGGTTTCGACTTCCGGCGCTTCGCCGGCCACCGGCAGGCTGATCGTCGGCAGCGTGCCGAACAGGAAGAAGGCGCTGATGTTGACGATGCGCTTGGCCCGGTTCACCTTCACGGCGTCGCGGGGCTGGCCGGCCTTGGTCTTCAGCGGGTCGGGAAAGTCGCCCTCGTAGGCGGCCCAGGCGCGGCGCATGGCGTCCCGGCGGGCCTGCTCGTCGGCCAGCACTTGCTCCATTGCGGCCGTTGCCAGGGGCGTCGCCCGGTCGGCCTGCCAGAAGGCGTCGAATAAGCCCATTACCAGATACTCTCCTCCGGGTCGGGTTGCTCCGGCTCCCGCCGGGCGGTCAGCCGCACCAGCGCTTGCGTCATCGGGTCCACCTGGTCGTCGTGGGCGCCGTTGGGAAAGGCGGCGCACTCGTTCAGGAAGCCGTCCACCCAGGGCGCGATCAGCGGGTGGGGCAAATACACGTTGCCCGCCTCGATGTAGGGCGAGACGGCCGCCACGCGCACGATCTTGCCGCCTTCCGGTTGCACCGCGATCAGGCCGTCGAGTTCTTGCCGCAGGGTGGCGATCACCGCGGGGCCGTTGGCCTTGTCTTCCACCAGCTTGGTGCCGGCAGCCGGCCAGGCGGCGGTCAGGTCGCGCACCGCTTGCACCGTCGCCGGCATGTCCCACTGGGCGCGCACCTGGTCGCGCAGGAAGCACTCGGCGCCGGCCTG